TAGGTATGAATATAGAAACAAACTTTCCTTCAGGACCAGCACCAGGATTAGATTTAAGCAGTTTAAGTTTCGTTAAGAATGCAGGAGCAGTTTATAAAGCATCGCTAGAAAAAGATAAAGCAAGATTCGGAGGATAATGGCATTTAACGTACAGCAGATAAATCCACTAGATCTACAACCAAGTGTTGGAGTAGGTGTAAGTATACCTTTTACATCAGATCAAGTATTTACAACCACCTACACCACTAAAGATGCTATAAAAACAAACCTAATTAACTACTTCTTAACAGAACAAGGAGAGAGATTCTTTAACCCGGAATTAGGAGCAGGGTTAAGAGCTGTTTTATTTAGCCAAATGACAGAAGATACACAAGATCAAGTTGAATATATAGTAAGAACAGGGTTAGCAACATGGTTTCCTAACGTAGTAGTAAGAGAACTTTTAACACAAATCTCACCAGATACTAACACCTTTACCCTTTTCTTAAAATATAGTATCGCTAATACTAATATACAAGATGAATTATTAATAAATTTTGAACAATAATGGCTCAAGATAGAGAAATAAAATATGTAAATAAGAATTTTACAGACCTTAGAAGTCAGTTAATAGAGTACGCAAAGAACTATTTCCCAAATACCTATAATGACTTCACCCCTACCTCACCAGGTATGATGTTTATAGAAATGGCAGCATACGTAGGAGATGTTTTATCTTTCTATCAAGATATACAATTACAGGAAACATACTTACAGTATGCTAAAAATCCTGCAAATCTATATAACTTAGCTTATATGATGGGTTACCGTCCAAAGGTAACTACAGTATCTGAGGTAGATATACAAGTATCACATTTAGTTGATGCAACACTTAACGGAGAACCAGACTGGTCACAAACACTCCAAATTGCAGCAGGAACTCAACTCAATGCTACAGTAGCTTCTCAACCTAAATTTTTTATAAATACAGGTATAGATTTTTCATTCTCCAGTTCTTATAATCCTACAGATGTAGTAGTAAGTAGTCTAGATATAAATGGACAACCAGATCAATTTAGATTGATAAAAACCGTAAAAGGATATTCAGGAGAAGTAAGAACTGTTTCTGAAACTATCACAACTGTAGAGAAGTTTAAAACAATCACATTAGAAGATACAAATATTATAGGAATACTTTCTATAACAGACAATAACGGAGCAGGTAATACTTGGTACGAAGTACCTTTCTTAGGACAAGATACAGTTTTTACAGACACTGAAAATACTAGCACAGATTCAGGGACAGTTCCATATATGTTATCTCTTCAAAGAGTACCTCGTAGATTTGTAACAAGATTTACCTCTACAGGACAGTTACAAATACAATTCGGAGCTGGTATAACAGGTCAAGATGATAGCTTAATTACCCCTGACCCAACTAATGTAGGATTAGGTAACTCTCAAGGAATTTCTAGAATAGATTATGCATATGATCCTTCTAATTTTCTACATACACAAACATACGGACTAGCTCCTCAAGGAGTTTTACAGATAAGGTATCTAGTAGGAGGAGGAGTTACAGCTAATGTTCCAGCAAATACAATAACAAATGCAGTATCTGTAAACACAACAGGAACAGGAACAGGACTAACCTTTAACAACCCTCAAGCAGCTTCTGGAGGTAAAGACGGAGATACAGTAGAAGAGTTAAGACAAAATTCCCTAAGAGCATTTAATGAACAAGGAAGAGCAGTAACCCTACAGGATTATACTGTTAGAGCATTATCACTACCATCTAACTATGGATCTATAGGAAAAGTATATGTTACTCAAGATCAATTAACAAATCCAAATTCTGCAACAGATAGTATTATAGATAGTAATCCACTTTCTTTATCACTCTACACAGTAGCTTACGATAATAATAGAAACTTAATAACAAGCACACCTACTCTAAAAGAAAACTTAAGAAAATATCTAGCAGAGTATATGACTTTGACAGATGCTATTAATATAAAAGATGCTTTTGTGGTAAATATAGGTGTAAATTTTGATATTATAGTAAGGCCAAACTACACAGGAAGGGATGTATTAATACAATGTAATAATCTCTTACAGAGCTATTTTGATATTAGAAAATGGAATATAAACCAGCCAATAGATTTATCAAACATATACACACTATTAGATCAAGTAAAAGGAGTGCAGACAGTTCAGAAAATAGAAATAACAAACCTATCAGGAGGAGAATATTCACAGTATGCATATGATATAAATGGAGCTACTAGAAACAATGTAGTATACCCTTCATATGATCCTATGATTTTTGAAGTAAAATTCCCAACCACAGATATTAAAGGAAGAATAACAACATTATAATATGGCAGTATATAGAATATTTCCCGAGAAAGATACATTTATCTTTAGCGAAGTTTCCTCATCAAATGCAGGATTAGATGAAATAATCGAAGTAGGAGGGTACTACGATGTTACCGGAATAGGGGAAGCAAGCCGTATTCTTATACAGTTTAGTTCTACTGAAATTGCTGATATTGTTAACAATAAGATAGGTAACAATAACTACAGTGCTTCTTTAGGGTTGTATTTAGCTGATGCTTATCAAATACCTGTCAATACAACTATATACACATACCCGGTATACTCCTCAGCAGGAGGATGGGATAATGGTACAGGGAAGTATGGAGATATTCCAACTAATACATCAGGTGTTTCTTGGAATTATCAAAAAGCAGGATTAGGATCTCCATGGTTATCTTCAATGTATCCAGCAGGTGTTACTGCTTCTTTTACAGGATCTAAAACAGGAGGAGGTAACTGGTATACAGCTTCAGGAGCAACCAATCTTGAATTTACTCAGTCAAATCCTATGAATTCCACATACGATATTGACATAAATGTAACACAAGCTGTAAAACTTTGGAATGCTAACACTATTGCAAATAGTGGATTTATTTTAAAACTCGCAAATAATTTAGAATTTAATACAACATCTTCTATAAGATTAAAATACTTTAGTGCTGATACAAATACAATATATCCTCCTTATTTAGATTTTAAATGGGATGATAGTGTTTACAGTACAGGAAGTCTTTCTATCCTCACAAATAGTATATCAACTATTAACATTACAAACAATACTGGGAAGTATATAAACTCAGGAAAACAAAGATTTAGAATTTCAGCAAAACCAAAATACCCGGTAAGAACATTTACAACTTCTTCAGTATATTTAACAAACTTTGCTCTCCCATCAGGATCATACTGGGGAATAAGGGATGAAAATACAGAGGAAATGATTATAGATTTTAATACTCAGTTTACAAAAATAAGCTGTGATAGTCAAGGAGGTTATTTCGACGTATATATGGATGGGTTGCAACCGGAGAGATATTATCGTATATTAGTAAAGACGATTTTAGATGGAAGCACTACAGTAGTAGATAATCAAAATATATTTAAAGTAATAAGAAATGGCTAACGATATACAAATGCAAAAAACCGTCTTCAATTCAACTGAATTCGGAAAAGTAGTAGATAGAAATTTCTCTACATTTACACAACCGGTGCCAATAGCAGATACAGATACTGTAGATGAGTTTTTTAGACTATATGAAAAGCTATATTTTGTTATAGATGTAGAAGGAGAAACAAACTCACATGAATACCTAGTAAGAAGGAGTTCAGAATTAATAAATTTTGAAGCAAATACAGAAGAAATACAGCCATTATTAGATGAAATTGCGCAATTAAGAGAACAGCTTTTACAGGCTAATCAACAAATTTTAGATTTAGAAACAACTACTACATAATGGCAAACATTACATATACAGTCAATCAAGATACACCTCAAAGTATACCTAATATAGAAGTATTCTCTCAAGAAGATACTACATTGGTTAATAACTTTCAGATAAATCAACTATTTGACATCTCTAAACATTCAGTAGAGTTACATATATATAATCTTGCTGGAGAATTAATAGAAAGTGATTACAACTATATAAATTATAAAGAACTAGGTAATGCTGCTTCAGCAGGAAAAGAAGGTGCTTCTATACTTACTGTTGATCCAGTTGCAGATGTAGAACTTTATGGATACGGTAATGGAGATGTAAAACTACTTTATAACTTCGTAGATGATCTTTATGCAGAAAATAGAAGTACTATTGAATTCTTTATTGATTCAATCTCACCAGATAGAACAGAATTAAAACTTAAAACTTTTAATTTAACTTCTGAGCAGGTATTATCATTCACCTCTGCTGTAAAAACAAGATTAGAAACACAATCATATTTTAATGAATTTAGAATAAATTTACTAAATAACGATCTGTTTATAGGGGTAAATATCGACACACTACAAGAAGTAGACAATACATCAGTAGTTGTAAAACTATATGAACCATTACCAGAAGATATTCCAGTAAAATCTACAGTAAGTGTCGTAGAACTTGTAAGTGATAGCGTAGTTTACGAAGTTACAAGTATATTAGAAACAGAAGAAGTCCCTGCTTTAGAATTAAGATCTCCAAACTAC